CGAAACTTCTACAGCATCCGTGGTTTCGACAGAGAAGAAAGCCAAACAAAAAAAGATACAACAGAAAAAAGCTCTTGTCAAAAATATTAATGGAACTTAAGGAGTTAAAAAATGGCTAAAGAAAAAAGTAAATTTAATATAAAGGATCAGCTTGCAGGAATAGCAGCTTTGATTACAGCTATCGTAGCCATTTGGGGTGGCTTTGTTAAGTACGGTGAAATTACAACTAAGCTAGAAGCTTTGTCTGATCAAAGACCTGAACAAGTTGAAGAAGTGGCTACTAACACTGATAACATCATCGATAACCAACAAAATATTAAGATAATACAAAAGGAAATGGAGCTTTTACAGATCCAAATGAAAGAACTAAAAGTTAGTGTTTCCAATCCCCTGACATCTAACTCGGGAAACTAAAAATGGGATTCCGTATATTAAGATTAATTACAGGAATTCCCGATACAAAATAACTATGAGATTAAGTGGACACTTTAGTTTAAACGAACTAACAAAATCACAAACAGCTACACGTAAAGGTATTGATAATACTCCTTCACCTGAGCATATTGAAGGTTTAACTGATCTATGTCTACAGGTATTAGAACCTATACGTAGGCACTTCGGTAAGCCTATGGTAATTACCTCGGGCTACCGTTCAGCAGATTTGTGCCTAGCTATAGGCAGCAATCCAAATAGCCAACATGCAAAAGGAGAAGCAGCTGACTTCGAAATGTTTGGAGAAGATAATAAAGAATTAGCAAAATATATTAGAAGTGAATTAATATATGATCAATTAATATTAGAATTTTATAATTCAGATGACCCTTCAAGCGGCTGGGTGCACTGCTCATATAATAAAAATAACAATAGAAAACAATCATTGATATATGATGGCAAAGATTATAAACCATGGCTTACTTAAAGGTAGTTATGATTATGAATACAAGGAATTAAAATAATGGTAGTACAAGCAGCAATACCAATAATAACAGCAGTAGGAGAATTTACAACACCTTATTTATTAAGGAAAGCTGGGGAAATAGGTCTAACAAGATTTATACAAGTTTATGGTAGTGCCGCAGCAACTGCTATTGGTATTCAAAAAACTCAACCAGTAGATTTACAAACGGAGAAAATACTTGGTATGCCTGTTAGTCATATTACAGGGCAGGGTGAAGTCTATGATGATACTGATTACAGTGCTATTGACGAAGACAGAGAAGTAGAACCTTTAAAGTATATTCCTGAAATTCATGGTGGAGAACCATTACCACCTATTGAACAAGAATCTTTTCCAGTTGAAGATAAGATTGAAACTTGGAATGAAAGCTTTAAAATACCAGAAAAAATTGAAACTAATAAAGGATTGGAAATACCCCCTCAAGAAAAGAAAGCTCCACCAGGATTTGAAATACCTAAAACAGTTGATACAAGTATACTTACAAAAGATAAACCAAAAGACATAACCAAACAAACCAAAGACCTAGTCAAAGAAAAACCCGAGTTCGGTGCATTAACAGAAGTTGAAAAGCAAACTGCAATTGCCCTTAAGGGAGATAAACCTGATTTTTATTCACGGGCTATTGAGGCTATTAAGACTACTAAAGATGATAAATACACCAAAGGTAAGTGGGCAAGTATTCTTAAAAGTAGCACCACTAAAGAAGAACTGGATTATCTAGGTCTTACAGAATTTTTAAAAGGTAGTGAATCTATTACAAAACAGGAATTATTAGATTTTGTTAAAGGTAAAGATTTAGCTGCTACTATGACCGTTAGATCGGTTCCTGAAATGGAAATGAATCCTCTGTGGGAAGATTATAGTTTAGGAGGTGCGGATACAAGGGTATTTAAAGAGAGAGAACACATAGTATTTCAAAAAAGAAAAGATGCTGATTTTGTGATACATCCAGCAGCGGGAATATACAAAGAACCACACTTTAATACTGAGTATGGAACTGACACCTTTGCCCATGCTAGAGTTCAGGTTGGGTATGATCCTAATATTACCTCTGAACACAAAAAGGAAGCAAAGTATACTGGTGAAGATATTAAATTTAAAAAATTTGATAACACCCTAATAATAGACGAGATACAATCGCAGTGGATACAGACAGGTCAAGACAAAGGATTTGTAAGTGACTGGACAATAATTAAGGGCAGTGATGTTACTAAAGAATTTATTGAAGAAAATTTTGGTAATATATATGAGCTTAAAATTTCAAAGTATGCAACAGTAAAACAAACTTTAGAAAAAACTGGATTACGATCTAATAAAGTTTTGTATATGAAACCGTCTGCAGCTAAATCACTTAATCCACAAGTAGTTACTCGCATAGATGATGATATATATTATACGTTTAATACTAAGAATTTACAAGGTCAGGGATTTGATACTGAAGAATTAGCTAAAAGCTATGTAAAAAGAGAGGCTATACCAGATCTTCCCCTAAAAGACTCCAAGAAATTTGTTGAGTTAGTTTTAAATGAAATGATTAGAAAGGCTGTTAAGGATGACAGAGATAGTATTGCTATTACTAATGGGCAGATTCAATATAATCGTTATGAAGCTATGGGTGAAAAAGAAAGACAAGGACTTAAAAAATTTTATGATACTTTTGTCTATGATCAGCTTAATAAAATTGCAAAGAACTATGGTGTTAAACTTGAGAGAATAGATATTGGTGACACAGAGCAAGCTGAAATGGATCAATCAGAAACTCAAATGCAATTCCCAAGAAAAATTAAAACAGCACAAGATAACGACTATATATTAAAAAAAATAACATTCCAAGAACTATTTGATAGAGTTCAAGATACAGATATTCCAGGACATGCTGCTTTATATAGCAATGAAGGTAGAGGTCAAGGTCATGGTTATATTGAGGAATGGTTTAATACCTTAATAGATAATAGAACAGGTGGAATTCCAGCGACATTAACAACAGAAGAAGGACTCTCAGATAGTGGTTTAAAAAGATGGGAAAAAATAAGAACTAACGAAGTATATGTCTGGAAAAAAGGTACTAATGATATAGGAGAAGAAGGTGTAATATCCTGGGATATGCCAATTGTTCCTGTTAAGGATACCCTTACTAATCCAGCAGTTAATGATATGTTAAATGCATCTTCAAAAGATAGAGAGTATATAATTAGACAATTTACTATCGGTGGAGCAGCAGGTTATCCTTATGTAGGAGAGAACATAAACAATATTGATCTAATTAAATATACAGAATATCTTAGAAATTACAAACCACCTGAAAGGGTAGACTTAGGTTATGAACAAGACGTAGAACAACTAATCAAAATGAAACTACCAAAGAAATTACAAAATGATATATTAAAAAAATCAATTAGATTAACTGAAGTTAAACCACCAATAGAAGATCAAACACAAAGATTATTCACATAAAAAAAGAGGGAAGCTATTAACTTCCCCCTCTATAGGCAACACATGGGCACCCTTATGGGTGCCTTTTTTTTTGGTGCAACTTCTTCAGCGACCAAAACTTTAAATATTATAAATTGTTAATGAATCAGGTAATGGTTTATACACTATATTGTTTGGATTAACTTCTTTACATCATCTTCCAGTTTCTTACCCACTGAATTAGCATGATTGATAACCGCAGCACACAGGTTAGCATGATACTTATATTCTTTCAATGCTTCCCTAATTTTACCTACAGGTTTTCCACCATAGTCAATCACTAAAGCATTATTCCTATTCAAACCAATCTTCAGTTCAAATAAAAGTCCAGTGTGTTTACTAATATCATTTTTTTGCATTAGTTTCTACTGATTCCTTTTTAACAAAATCAGCTCCTATCTTAGGGTCAAGCTGGTTTAGAGTTGCAAGCATGTTCATTAGCTTAACGACTTCAGCATAGGGTTTAGACATTAGATATCTCATAATATCTGTAAGTTGTACAGAATTTATTAGATAAGTTTTTGGGGGTTGTTGTGGTTGTGTTGTTCTAGCCTTTGAATTATTAGCCATCTTTCTTTCCTCCTTATTTATTAATTACCTCTAAATTGATAATACTTATCTTCAATTAAATCTGCATCTAACAAATAAGTATTATAGTTTCCTTCTTTATTATAGATCTCTTTAAGATCCCTAATAGTTTGGTTTAATGTTCTATGTTGTTGAAGACAACCACAAACTAAATCTTCAACTTCAATTAATGCTTGTTTTACTGCACCCATTACTTTACCTCCTTTATTAATTTATTTAAATACCACTGTGCCTTTTGTAAATCTTCCAATGGTTCCCCTTTAAACTTATAACGTGATACATATTTTAACACATTTCCCTTAAGGTAACCATGATACTCATCATCAGTCATACAATCTTGTATAACATCAATAGTTTCTTTCTTACCTTTAAGATAATGTAGTGGTGAATTTACAATATCATTTACCATAACGCCTCTTTACTGTATTATACTCAACAGTCTCAATATCATATTCACCTTGACGAACATTACGTTTAACGATTAAACCACTCCACCATAATCGTTGAGTATTTCTAGCATAATCTTCCTTATGATGCAAGTAACATCCTGCAGATAATCCTATTACTTTTCTACCTGTTGGTACTGTGCACATAGAATAATCAAACAGATGGCAATGCCCTACCGTAGAGGATACCTTATTCTTTAATAGGAGCGAACGAGCAATATTGTCCCCACTAATAGGCTTACCCATAATACCAGTAGGATAATTGTGACAATAATGTACACCATCAATAGCTATAGGTTCTTGATAGGCAATAACTTCCCAACCAAATTCCTTAAACTTAAGATCTTTTACACTAATTGTCCCATCAAGTTCAGGTGTTTCATCTACTATCCTATCTATCCTATCTTCATGATTACCAAGAAGCATAACCTTTCTTGATCGTCTCCCATTGAGACCTTTGTTAAACTTTTCTAATGCGTCATGTGCATGGTCAATATCTTTCTTATATCTTCTACCTTCGAAAGATTTCTTTCCTTTATCATAACTTGAAAGAGAATCTAGACTAGAAAGATCTCCCATACAAATTATGGTATCGGGTTTTAAATCTCTTGCAAGCTTACCTGCCCACAGAAATCTATCATTGCTTGCCTTGGGGTTGCAATGAGGGTCCCCTATTACTAAATGTGTCGCCATTAATTTAACTCCTTGTTGCGTTTACGTTGTAAATATTTTAGAAAATCAATAATATTTTCTGTGTCATCTAACTTTGCTTTTTCATCTAGACCTCCATTTGCTTTTTGATATTTACGATCATCTGCAAATCCTCTCATACCTGCCAAAAAAGTAGAATGAGGATCTGTTGTTGCCTGTGTTATCATGCCACGTGCTATTGTAGAACATAATTCGTATTCTTCATCGGTCATCTTATTCCGACTATCTAATAAAATACCACACGTAAATCCTTTATCCCAAGGAGATACAATAACTTTAATAGAATTTAAAAAATCAAATTTCTTAGTCATATCAGTTTAATCTTGGTATGTCAAATGGTTTAACCTCATCTTTAATTGTCGCCATAATCTCATCAAGTAATAAATCAAAATCATCTATTGGTAATGATGTTTTATAAAGTCTTAAAGCTTGTGCAAGCATTACCCCTGACACAGCTAAGGGATCATAATCTCTACAAAGTCTCATCATTAAACGAAAGACTTCACTATAAACTTCATTTACATCACTTGTGCTTATCTTTTTCATATCTTACCATAACGGGTTCAGTTAAAAGTCCTGCATTATTTAATCTCATAAAATGTTTTGCATTTACGATTGCTAAAGGTTCTCGATGATTCATTTTAATAAACACCAATGGTTGATCGTTTCCATGAGAACTTGCTTGATCATAGGCATCATAAATTTTTTTCCATCCTTCGGTATTCTTACATTCAATATCATAGGGGAATACATTCTTTGCCCTCTTTGATAATTTAACATCAGCACCCCGTTCACCCATAATGGCTACCTTAACATCATCATTGGTAAGGGCAAGAAACAGACCCCTCAAACTATCTCTCACCCAGTTCTGTAGTCTACGACCCTTAGCTTTTCGACTTCGTATAGTTGTCATCTTTCCTCGGATTGTTTACTTCAGTATACCAAACCCACTTCGGGTTTTTACCTTGTGATTGCTGTTGTTGTAACAACTGCAATTTACTTCCCCAACAAGGAAGTTTGTATGGGCAGAACGAACAGACCATACCCAAAACTTTGTTGCCTGTTTTTTTAGTTCGATAGGTTTCCTCAATTTCATTAAAGCATTTCTTAAAGGGAACTTTATTTTCTAATGCTTTTAAATTCTCTTCTGCATTTTTTAACGCTTCAACTTTATAATGGTCATCAGCAAGTGGAGTTTTACAAACTGTCCACTCGCCAGTAGATTTATTAATTACAATCCACCCACCAAAAGGTACCTTTTCACTTTCAGAATACAGATAACCTTGAGATACATATCCAAAGGCATCATCCTTAGCTACTTCCTCAAAGCCACCTGCTGTTCCAAATTTCTTCTCAAAGGAATAAGGCGATGCACTTTTAATATCCCAAACTTTCTTATCAATTTTAACATCAAGCCTACCTTCAATCGTTGATCCATTAAACTTATACTTAACGTTTTTTTGCTCATCTTCTATAGTTACTCCTGCCGATTTTAAAACAAATATTGCCAACGCCTCAATTAAATCTCCAAAGGTATTTCGAATCTTCACATTATAGGGTTGACCTTCGCCTTTTACTTTCTTTGATTCCATTTGTAATTGGCACAAAGGTCTCCCTATATTGGACATCCTTGGTTTAAATTCTCTTCTACGTTCTTCAGAGAATTGTTTGCGTAAGGCACTTTTACATGCCTCACCAAACTCTTCAATAAGTTTATCAGATATTTCGATAGGTTCTTTCGAAACCTTATCTAAATACAGTTGAACTTTAGAGAGGATATCCGTCATTATTTAGACAGAATCTCCGCTGGATCTTCTACTTTAGAAACTATCGTTGCGGAGTCCCCATCAGTAGGATTATATTTATTTTTCTTAGCAGCCTTATAAAGATCTACTACTTCTGTATTTTCTGTATTAATAACATCTTGAAATACAGACAGAGTATCTACATCTTCTTTAGACATTTTAAGATTAGCATCTGCATTAACAGAGATCTCTGGTGTGTAATAAACATTACCACCCTTCTTCTGTCTTTTAGAATCAATTGAAAACGTAGTTGTAAACATAAGTTTCTTACGTTTATTCACTTGATCTAATGCAGAACCTACAGGAGCAAACGCTGTTCCTGTCACTCTCCATAACACAGGTAAATTAGCTATGGTATGATCTTCACCATTTGCTTTTTTACCACTGAACGATAACAAACCATAGAGTAATCTATAACATCTTATAGTTCTTTGCTCTGCTAATAGTTCAGGAGTTAAAGAGGATCTTTCCTTAAAAGGAATCTTACCACACTTTGTTCCTCCCAATATATCAATCGCCTCTTCTTTCCAGTTCTTGAAAATAATAGAACGATTTACATACTCACTTTTTTCAGTATCATAATGCATATACTGCATTGCACTGATAAAAGGTCTAAAGGTAACAGGCTTACCAAAAACATTTTGTCCTACACTTGAGTCATAGGCGAATAAATGTCCTACAGGTAATTGATTACCATCGTCATCTTCAGGTGAACGATTGATTCCTAATCGTGGTATATTAATACCACCTTTAGACCCATCGTCCTGCCCAATAGCTTGCATAATTTGCTCATCGGACATCTTATTTATATTTGCTATTTCATTTTTTTCCATAATAGCCTCCTTATTTTGTTTATCCTTATATCATACTTTAAGGGTTTTGTCAAGTGTTATTTTCCATATGGGGGATATATTATATCACATACCCATAATAGAATAACAACACCCAAACAAATTTGAAGAAGTAACTCTAACATACTCGAGTCTCCCCATCAGTCAGCTCGTAGGACAACCCATCCATACGAGCGAACCACATCATATAACTTTGTAGTTCTTCATTATTATTTATATAGAGTTTAGTAGGGGTGCCTTCAAACTCTTGCTTTAGTTGCTGAAGCTTATCATAAGCTTCTTCTTGCTCATCATTCCCCCAATCATCTATACCTTTATCAAGTATTGGTACTTCCATTATTTACCTCCTTTTTTATGTCTGTGCCATCTTCATTTTTATACCACTCAAAGTCATCCTTTGACCAATCAGGATCTTCGTAGTTTAAAAATATTTTATCT